TGCGCATCTTCCAGACCTTCCGGAGGTGCCACTGTTACCTGAACTGCCAGAGGTTGCGCTGCTACCCGAACTTCCGGAGGTGCCACTGTTACCTGAACTGCCAGAGGTTGCGCTGCTACCAGAACTGCCAGAGGTTGCGCTGCTACCGGAACTACCCGAAGTGGCACTGCTACCAGAACTTCCGGAGGTGCCACTGTTACCTGAACTGCCAGAGGTTGCGCTGCTACCAGAACTTCCGGAGGTTGCGCTCGTTCCTGAACTGCCCGAAGTGGCACTGCTACCAGAACTTCCGGAGGTTGCGCTGCTACCAGAACTTCCGGAGGTTGCGCTCGTTCCTGAACTACCCGAAGTGGCACTGCTACCAGAACTCCCGGAGGTTGCGCTGCTACCAGAACTTCCGGAGGTTGCGCTGCTACCCGAACTGCCAGAGGTTGCGCTACTGCCAGAACTTCCCGAAGTGGCACTGCTACCAGAACTTCCGGAGGTTGCGCTCGTTCCCGAACTTCCGGAGGTACCAGAACTACCAGAGGTACCATTAAATCCAGAAGTCCCAGAATCTGTAACAGTAAAACCGGTAATTGTTATAGTACCACCTGTATTATCGTATAATGTTAATGTTGTAGTACCGGATGAATATGTACCCCCAGTTAAATATACTTCTGGATTATATTTAACCCAATTAGCATTTTCTTTTGTTACACCACTAATACCTTCTATTGTATTTCCAGTCCACCACGATATAAACGCAGCACCTTGCGGTGTATCGTCTGTACATTGAAAACCCGTACCTATGTTAATTAAAGAACCACTATTTTGGGCGTTATTAAATAATGTTTCGTAATTGTGTATGTTAAATTGGTAAACTGTGCTTGTTTCGTAAACAAAAGCCAACATACCTAATCTACGACGTCCAGAAGAAATACCATCAGAATATAAATTTATTACATTTGACGTATTGAGAGGTGCATTATAAGAAAAATCAATAGGTATTGTATTGCCTGAATATAGTATAGTACCACTATCACCAACAGGTATGGTAAAGGATAAATCAGAAAGATTAAAAACCTCAACATAACCGCCAATCTGAAAAGCACTAAAATTAGTTCCGGTATTAGATTCTGGGCTAACAGAAACCGGGCCACTATTTAATACCTGAGATGTTGGGTTTTTAAAATCAAAACTCATTTTAATTTGTTAAAGAATTACCTTTGAAATAAATATTAAACAATGAATTATCAAGTCTCATGTTCGGCATACCAAAGGTTGTGTATAAACGATATATGCCAGCAGGTATTGTAGAGCCTGTATAATCAAATGTTAAATCATAGTATGTTTCATTCATATTTACGGGAATCATTGAATTAGGATTACCAAAATCATTGACCCCTATGTTGTTCACCTTAAAACCATTTGTAGCTCCAGTGGAAATAATCCAAGTGTACCAAGCAAGACCAGAAACAGTTCCAGCAGAAACCTCATAAGTCTTAAATAAATAAGGTTGCACTAAATTACCATATGCGTCAACACTACCACCAAGTGTGACAATATCTGCAACACCAACTGAAGGGGAGTTACCACCCCAACCAGAATATGAAATATACCTGTTCATTTGGCTTGCTAACATTACACTATTTGTAGATGGCGCTAAACCATTTGAAAATCCACGGAATGAAGATGAACCAGAACCCATCCATTCGTTGAAGTTTACATTTTCGCTTATAGGTTCTATAAATAAATAAGCGTGGTATAAGGTATTACTTGGTGTTATTGAAGGGGTAAGTGTGGGGGTATTTGTTGGGGTTATGCTAGGGGTTGGTGTTATTGTTGGAGTTGGGGTATTTGTTGGGGTAGGACAGGCCGTGGAGCCTGTTATGAATCCATTATTATCCACCCCATAACAAACACCGTTTATCACAAACCTTGTTTCTGCCGACCAAGTGTTTGAAACATTATTTTGACAGTTAGATAAACCTAAAAAGTATTGTTTACCTATAGAACCGTCAAAATTTGCATAACGACCAAATATTGGGTTATTAGGATTGTTAGCACATGTTAAGTTACAACCAATATTATTTAAATCCCTAGCCACCGAAAATACCTTGCAACCAAAAGGTGTCGGTGTAACTGTATTTGTTGGAGTCGGTGTTATAGTATTGGTGGGCGTGTTTGTGGGGGTTATAAAAGGAGAATTAGTTGGGGTTTGAGTATTTGTCGGGGTGACAGTATTAGTTGGTGTATTTGTGGGTGTTTTGGTTGGGGTTCTAGTGGGTGTTGGTGTTTGAGTCGGAGTGGGGGTTGGGCTTGTACATTCTATACTTAAAGTAACCCCGGACAATAAAACAGAACGCTCTATGCCAGAATAGATGGGTGTGGAACCAGTAGAGTTTAGGTATATATTAAATGGGCCGGAAGCATCAGAAGTTTGACCCAAATAAATTGTATATGTAGAACATCCATTTACAGTTAACTGCTCCTCTATGTAATTTGTGCAAGTATCAGATTCGTTAACTATAAATACTGAATAAATAGACATCCAACGTTTTGAAAATAAATAGTCAAATTAGTTGGTTTTGAACTATAGTAATAGTAAAATTACAGTTATAAGAACAATTCAATATTTTATAATACCCTATGTTGTTAGAATCTACCAATTTAACTAATATCTCTGGAATGTTATTAAATATAGTTGGTGGTTGGAAAGTTTGATTGGGAGGTATAGTAGATGATATAGTACCCAATAAAGTGCTGTTTTCTCCACGTATGTCAGAAACATAAACATCAAATGGTGTAGTTCCGGTTAGGCCGACAAATATTAACCTATTCATGTTGAACACATTATATTATAATCAATTTTAAGTTTAGCCTCTATAACCTGACCATTTAAATTTGTAGAACTTGGTGCGGATATTATTTTTATTGTATTTGTTATGGGGTTAAGTTCTAGCGATTCTATGCCCGGTATTGTAGATATTAAATCCTTAATTGAATTATACCATAAGTTATCTGCGGGTATATCGGTTCTGCTGTAACCAGTATAAAAAACTTGTGAATTTGTAAAACCAGAAGGGGTTACGGACACCTCCGCCGAATAAATAGCACTAATCAAAACACATCCTGTATTACCACTAGTAAGGTCGGCATATCCTTCATTTAACAATTCAAACATTCCTCTTTTACTTGAGGAACCCACTTCAAAATTTTGGTCAAAAACTGAATATGTTTCATAGGATTCATATACAATTGGACAAGATATTATCGCTGTCCTACTTAAAGAACAACCATTTCCATCAACTATGGTTAAACTATAAGTGCCACCACTTAAATTACTAGCTGTTATGGTTTGTGGGTTTCCAGAAACATTAGAAGACCATTGATAAGTGAAAGGAGGCGTTCCGCTATTTATGAAAGCTGTTATTTGCCCACTATTGCCATCACCACAAGATGTTGTTGATAACGAAAAATCAAGAGGTGCGCTCTGGGAAACTATTACATTCATATCTTGCCTACAACCAGTTGAATCAGATACACCAACAATGTGTTGCCCACTTGAAACATTATAAAAAGTATGTCCAGTTAATGAAGTATCAAAACCAACACCATCTAAATAATATGTAAATGGTGAAGTGCCTCCAGTTGATTGGTACACATATATTTTACCATTATTTGAACCACATGTTGTGCCAGTAGTTGATGCCGATATTGTGAATTTATTTTCGGTTAAAATAATAACTTCTTCAGAATAAGTGCAACCAGAAGAATCTGTAACACCCACTGTATATGTACCAGAAGAAAGACCTGTAAATACAAATGAAGTAGATGAATTTGAATAGGTTGAAGTCCCTCCGGTTGGGTTTATAATATAATAAGAATATGGAAAAGAACCCCCATTTATGGACATACTTATCTGACCATCTGAATTGGAACAATAAGAATTTTCAGATACGATATTAACACTTGATATGTTATTTGGTGATAATAAAGGTACCGTTTGTGTATATGAACACAGAGAAGAATCCCTAGTATAAACAGAATAAACTCCGGGAGATAATCCGCTCAAAATAAATTCCCTGCTATATGTGGTCTCAATATTACCAGTACTTGCAGAATAACAAAATGGAGGTGTACCACCTGTTGTGTAGAATAATATAGAACCGTCGGCAGAAAAACAAGTGGGAGGTGTAGGTGTTGCAAAACCAAAACCCACAGGTTCTACTTTTTCAACTATTGCCGATTTTGTTAATCTACAATTATTTGAATCTGTAACAGTTACTGAATAAGAACCTTCGCTTAAACCAGTTATGGTATTTCCAGTAGAATTATTACTCCAAAGATAAGAGTATGGTGGATAACCAGTTTGACCCGTAACATACAATTTACCGTTAGGTACAATATCACAGCTCGCATTCGCTACTGAAAATATTCCAAAATCAAAATCTGTTGATTCATTAATTATGAAGTATTCACTTCTACCAGTGCAACCACCCAAATCAGTTCCAACAACGTAATATGTGTCAGCACTAAGTGAGTCGAAAATAAAAAAATCAGTGTTTATGGTAGCTGATTTAACATATGAATCCGAACTATTATATAAATCAAATGTTGAATATGAAAAATATGAATTAGTATTCCCAGTCATTGAGCCATTATCATTTCCACATGTACTATCTTTTGTTTGAGAAACAGATACACACATCCCAGAAGAAACTGGAATTGTAACCAAAAAACTTTGGTTTGTAGGTAATGTGGAATCATTTAATTGTAAAAGATAATTGCCATGATAAAGTCCAGTTCTTGTTGAAGAAGAACTTGTATTATCGTAATTTAAATTAGGTTCTAACCAATTAACAACATAAGGAGGTGTCCCCCCGGTCAACGTTATATTTATTGCACCAGAACTATTCGATTGACAATCGCCAGTTACTAATATTTTATAATCAAAAGCAGCCATTAACAACTTATTTTAATGTCTAACCCCACACTTAAAGTTACTTTGTTATCATTCAAGTAACAATCAGGGGAATATAAAGTCATAATACCATTGTATAAATAATAATCATACCCATATTCTTTAACCTGTTCAAAACCAGTCAATATACCATATAACCAAGAAGAACCTATTGGGGCATCATCAGAACCATAACCATAATAAAAAGGAAATTTAACTATTTGAACATTCCCAATTTTCAAATCAACATACCAAATGCTTCTGACTGTTTCGTATAGACAGTTTTTATCATTCAATCCCAAATCAGACCTCATGTGGTTTAACCTATCTGCCAACATAGATTTAAAATTGGAAACAAAGTCCGTTGAATTTTCCCAAGGGTATAAATCAAAACTAACTTGTGATTTCCCACAATTGAAATCAAAAACATTCCCTATTATTATTTCATCTGATTTGGGTACTTTTAAAAGCTGACAACCTCTTTGCCTTCTGTAAGCAAATTTTTGCCTATGGAATATAGAGTTCTCAAATTTCAAACCTGTTTTCCATAGTGTTGTGGCCGGAACCATCTGCTCTATCAAATTAACCCAATACTGGTTTAAACCTTGTACATATTCTATTATTTTCTGATATGTGTATTTATTATTTGGTATACCAGTAGTTTCTTCGGATTCGATGTATTTCCAAAATATAGAATCCAGCGTAGGATAACCCCCAGTCTTGCCGTCGGTTATGTACATTCTGTTTCTAACATTTATCATGTTTTTCCAGAAAGTTTGAGCAAATTCAAAGAAACTTTTGTTTTTTGGTTTAGGGTTTATATAAGTCCAGTCAACACCACCTATCTGCGGATAAGGGTTTGTAAGACCTGTGTTTGGTATTGGGTAATCATACCTAACTGACTCATCCCAAACATCATAAACTAAACCAATCGAAGGGTTTATGAAAATATCTACATTTTTTGAATTTAAAACCAACCTTTCATCATCAGTATAATAGTATGCGTCATAACCACCATCAACCGATATTCGTGTTTTATTATTACTATAAACCCAAGATTTTTTATTGTCAATCGTTTTGGTCAATTTAAAACCTTCGTTCATATAAGGAAACTTTATGAACCTATCCAAATATTTCTGCCCGTAAGTGAAGGGTTCCAAACTTGTTTGAATGTCTATATTTTGACCTGTATAAACCTGACCGTTTAATGTTACCAAATCTGGACTCCTATGTTCCGGTGTAGATTGATACCAACCAGCGCCCTTTTGAAAGTAAAACAAGTCTGTATTTCTGGGTGTAGAAGGATAACCTTCTGAGTCTAATGGATAATCTGATTTTTCAATGTTAATACTTTGATAAAAATTTCTAGTGGTAAATCCAGTAAAAGTAGTGCCTCTTATTTTAAATGTTACATCGTTTTGATATACAGGTTCTTGAATTACATAAGTACCACCACTTATTTTGGCATATTTGGAATTAAAATCTTCTATGTTTATCTTTTGGTCTGCTAAATAGATATATTCATTAAATTCTATCAAAGGGTCTGGGGCACCAATTAATCTAAGCAAAAATTCAATTGAACGTCTAGTCCCTTTAGAACGAAATAGATAAGCTGAGTTTATTATTAAATTTCTATAAAAAGCAAAGTTTAATTCGTTTGGGGTCTGCGCCCTTGCATAGCCCGGATATGTTACATCTGTGGTATTCCCAAATATACTATCCAAAAAACTCTCATTTGTTATTGGGGATATGTTTGTGTCCCAACCTAATGTTTTTGCCAAATTAACAAGTAATTGAGATGGAATATCGTTACTTGGATTATAATTAACAGAATTTACATAAGCAATACCGTCTATGAATTTTTTTATTTCGTCAAAACTTCTGCCATATATTTGAAGTATTGATTCAACTTTCCTACCCAAGGTATCAAATTCTTTAAGGGAATCGGATACCAAAAATCTGGATATTAAATTGGTTTTGAAAGAATCCATAATGTCTGCAACATTCTGCAATTCTTCCAAATAAGTGTCAAAGGCTGGTGTGCGTATATCTAAGTTCCAAGAACCCTCTCTTGGCCATGTTACTTGCCTTTTGTCTAAGTAAAATTGCCCATAATCATTTTGTTCCGGTATTTGGAAAATGGCAGTATATATAGGGTCAATTAACCTATTTAAAAGGTATTGTTCTATTTCGTCAAAAGAATCCTTAAAAATCCTATCTACGACATAATCATTCGGTCTTATTTTATAAGGCAAGACTGTTTGTGTTAGACCGCTAAAAGGATTTCCTTGAACATAAAAAGCCAAACTTCCAGTTAACAAAGACTGTGAAGGAGACAAAGAAAGGATTTTGTATATATTGTCATTTATATCTATACAATAATCCAAATATGTTGATGGTAAGTCTCTATAAGGGGATACTGGTATCTCACTATAAGTAATGTTGTTTTTAGAATTAACCGAATAGTCTATACCAAAAGGGTTGAAAAATCGGTTTACATTTACCTCAAAATATGTTTCATCGTTAACCGAATCGTATGATATATTTTCTGCTGTATAGCCACTAAGAAGGTTAATATTGAATTGTTCAACATCAATGGACGCTGGAAAATAGTTTATTATCTTTGTTACTGAAACGCTAAACCTCTTAGATAAAGAACCGTATAATGAAAAATTTAATACCTGAGATATATCATAATTAGGATAAATCCTTACTTCGTTAGATAGAAAAACCCTGTTTTGTTGTTCGTTTAATATATTGAGTTTATCTAATGTTATCGGTTCGTTGAAAGAACCTATGCTGAAAGTTCTTACAACTCTTTCTAATACATTTGAAGTAAATTCAAAATTACCACCTGTTAGGCCACCCCCCGATACTGTTTGTAAACCAACTATATCGTCAGAAAATGTCCCCCCGCCGCTACCCGGCCTTGGTGGATAAAAATATTTTCCTATCGGGTCAGACATTAAGTAGTTATGTTTGCGAAATTCTTAGAGAAATCTATATCGTCACCCCTATCTTCCCTTACTTCATATAGTAATGAATTAAATTGGTTACGAACTTCATATAAATTATACTGTTTGTAAATGTTATTTGAATTGTCATAAATCGTATATATACCGTCATCCACAGATTTAGTTTGATTTCCGTACAACGCTATTGCAAGGGTTGATATGTCATGCTCAGCCATTTCTATTTCTACTGAAACTGGGTTGAAAAAAGTATTTGTTATTATAACGTTTTGGTTTGGTTGTCCAATGTAAGGTGTTGCATTTGGCTTGTTCGTTGGGGATGTTGAAGGAGTTAACGTTAAAAACAACAAATTTGTGTTTCCATCAACATACCTATAACGAACTGATTTTTGAACTGTGTTAGTTTGATTTGTTACAACTGGCTCACAATAAAAAGAAGATGTTATAATTCTAAAAAAATTGGGTATCTTGCTGCCATCACTATTTAAATATTCTACCCTAAAACCGACTAAACCTTGTGGCACAAATTTGTTTCTATATTTTTGAGGTACATTGTTTAAATCAATAACCAATCCCTTCACGCTTGGTAATGCGCTAAGTATTCCGCAGTCAGTTATGACGGTTCTAATTTGAGCGGGTCTTAGATACAGTGTATAAAACCCAAGCTCTGTGAACTCCTCGGCACTTAACGTTAGGTTATAAAGTCCACCAAGTATTTCATTGTTTTGACCTCCAGTTGTTTGATTATTAAAATATGGTCTTAATAATGTTGTCGCGTCTAAAGTTTTTAAAACAAAATTATCTGTTTGGTCTCGTGTTGGTGTATACACCATTACTATTTCCACATCTTCCGGCGAAACATCGCTCGGCCTATTTGTACCATATGAGCCTATTGCCACTTATTCTTATTTTAAGATAAATATTACATTTACTGTTTATTCGTCAGGTTGAAAAACCCATATCCATAATTTTCCAAATCTAACATATTTGATACCTCTCCCAACCTGTTTATTTTTTCATACGGTGAAATTACACCTCTCTCAATAAAAACACTTGTTTGTATTTGAGGTTGGTCAACCATATCCAACATATTTTCATCTTTGGTGATAGGAACTGCCACAATATCATCTTCTGTAAAACTATTATACTCTTCTAAAAATATAGTTAAACCTTCTGCATAATCAAAATACTTAATGCCTTGTATTGTGTAACCAGTATATGATTCAGCTATGTCATCAACCATTCCATATATGTCCCCATATTTTATAATAGGTACGCCAACAATATATTTTTCATTTCCGTAAAGGGAAAGTTCTTCCAATCTTGATTTGGTTATACCACTAATTAAAACTGGTTTATTATAGACTTGTGCGGATTTATAGTTTTCGGAGTCGCCGGAAAAAATATAATTATAACTTATTGGCGTTGCCGACCAGTTACCATTAAAAGACTTAAACTCTATTGTACCATAAGGGTTTTCATTTTCGGATAAAACGTATGGCGTCTTTATTTTTTTGGTTACAATATTTGTACCCCAAGCGTTTGTTTGTGTTAATTTTATCTCGTAGGTATTATTCGCTTCTGGGTATTCGTGAGAAATGGGTACGAAACTTTCATTTACTGAAATGGGGTTTGAACCATCACCCCAATCTAAAACATATGTAGAAGATTGTAAAAATTTGTTAAATGGTTCGCTCGTATTAAAGACATGGAAAATATATGGCTGCTCAGTTGTACCCGAAAAAACAAAATTAGAAACATTATTTGCTTGTTCCGCCAATCCATCAAAAGGGGTATAATAACCCAAATCCTTTATGGTTTGTGTTAGCAGTATGTTTATAGATAAACCTGTTAAGATAGATGTATTGTTAGCACCGCCTTTTAATAAAGATGTCATCCCGGTATAAACCCCAAAAGTATTTCCGCTATATTGTTTTTGCACAATATCTGAATATATGGAACCGGGAGATATTTTTATTTTATAGTTCATGGATTTACATATTGAAACCAATTTATTGGATTTGAGGCAATACCTGCCAATATATTATTGCCATCATATACTTGATAAGTATATGTTTCGTAATTTAAAACAAATTTGTAATAAAAATATTTTGTGTAATCAAAATCATAAGGGTCGGAAAAAGAAGATTGCCTATCGTTCATCATCCTAATAAACGAACCTGTTTTAGCATCGTAAAATTTACAAGAAACATAAAAAGTATTTATCTTTGAAATATCATAATTGCCCAGCCAATAAATGTTAAACCCGTTCATTCCGTAATCAAGTTTATAGTTAGGGTAATTTACAGAGTATGTTTGACCGGAAATAGATAAATTAGTTGTATTTGATTTATTTGCGTTTAATATAATTGTCAAATAATTCTTTTGCCTCTTATCAGTAGGGGTGTCATAAAAATCCAATTTGAAAAATGATTTTGAAAAACCTTCTGAATTGAACCGCATTTCATTTATAGAAAATTTATTTACAAACGTACTTACCCAATTAGATGCGGTATTTAACCCAGAACCAGAATAGAAATAAAAGTTGTAATTAACAGAAGTATTTGAATCAATACCTTTATGTGTGAATGGCGTGGTTTCGTAATCTTTTGCTAAACCAACTATATCGGATATTACTTCCTCTTCATATAATTCTATAGATTGCTCCTGACCTAAATTTGAAAAGTCAATATCAATAGGAATTATCAAATTTTTATCTGAACCCTGTATTCTGTTTAAACTATATCTATTCACAATTATCTATTGTTATATTTTTATTTGAAGAGTCACCGGAGAAATTATTATTCACTTCATTGTTCATATCGGAACCATCCGAAAAAAGCCTGAATAATGAATTATTAAAAGGATAATGGGAATTATTCAAAAATGGATAATCAACACCGTTTCCGTCGTTATCAATAAAACCTATGTCGTACATATCCCTCCATATAAATTTATTTTCTATTTTTGAATAAAATGCCCAATTTGGTATGTTTTCAGTATTGTCCGATACAGACTCTTCTATGTAGTCGGAAAAAACTTTTATCTGCATACCAATATGAGGGGAATAGTAAAAACCGTTATCTGATTGTATATTAAAAACGTCTTCGTTGTATGCTATTCTATGATAATATTTAGATAAGACTGTTTCTTTTTGCTCTATGTCATTCCATTCACAAAAATCTCCATCAATTAAATCCCCTACAGATAAGGATTTATTCCAATAGAATGTCTTACCGGAATCTAATCTTTTTTCAACTTCTATTTCTTCATCAGAATCTAAATTATCTTTCGACCACCAATAATTAACGTCTTTTGTTATGTTTAAAGACCAACCTTTCTTTAAAGCTATATTGTTTTTGGGTTTATTGAACAACCCATAATATCCAGTATTAATAATAGTCAAAAATAATTCACTTAACGGCCTATTTTGGTTATCTAAAATACTTTTCAAATCTATAGGTCTTTTCAATGTGAAACTATATGAGTTACTGCTATTTTTTTGAGAAACTCTTTGAGTATTGTTAGGGGTTAAAATAGGGTATTCCAATTTTTTTTCTTCAGGGAAAGGGCTTTTTTCAAAACCAATTTTATTTATAACCAAATTATCATAAGTTTCCAAAACCTTATGTCTTTTGATATAATACCTTGACAATGATTCTGGATTATCATTGTTCAGCTTTCTTTTAAAGGTTGAAACTTTCCCTTCATAGAATGTAGAACCAGTGAAACCAATATCCACAATATTGAATATATATTCTTCACTACCAAAAACATTATTCCCCAAAGAGAATACTTGGAATGTGTTTCCGCTCTGATAGTAAAATGGTAATTTTACAAATTCGCCCGGACTTAAATTATGTGGGCAAACACAAACAAATGAATATAACTTAACACCATTTTGGGTTTGGGTTGTCATTTTAAAAGGTATACCATCAGAAACTACCCAAGAATATTGAGCATATCCATCTGAATAACCCATTTTTTTGTTATAATCGTTTGAATAAGGATATGTTATGTAATAAGACCAATTGTATGTATATCCACTTCTAAATTCATAATCTATGCTACCATAAGTTTGTGGTCTATGGAAATCAAATTCATAATACTGCGGATAGCCAGACCAAATATTTGTATCCAAAGAAAGTTCTGGGTTTATATAGTATAAATTATTTTTCAATGGTTCATAATCAGTAGAGCCGTAATAGAAGTTATCATAAATTAAAGAAACCTTAAATGTTGGCCTATATAAATAACAAGATTGTCTTTCTTTGTTGTAAACATCTTGAAGATTTACATTTATACTTTTATCGTATTCTATAACATTTCTATCCTCAGAACCTAAATCAATATTTATACTTTGGTCTGTGTTAGGAGCCGAAGGGTATTTTATAGCACTCGGAATTATGCGAACATCACTCATTTGGTAAATATTTTGTTTTGAACTTATCCATTGCTGTTTTACCTTTAATCAAACCAAAGTAAAAATGATTAGGTGCGCCCATAATTATTTCGTTGCGCCTGTTTTTTGTTAACGGTTCATATCTGCCCAAGTTATCAACGTTGAATATGTAACCTCTTGCATATGTATCGTTTAATAAATAATTAGGGCTTAGGAAATAATCAAACTGGTTTAACCTGTCCAACCCTTGATATTTTCTTGTGTATATGGAATCTAAATCAGTAGCCCAATCATTTTTTTCATTTCCAAATATGGATTCCCCATCAGAAAGTTTCCAACTATAAAACGGCACTAACTGTGATTTATTGCCGAAAATTAGTTGCTTTAACGTATTGTTTATCGGAGTCCTAATGTCTAATCTTCCCGGAGATATAAAGTCTTTATACTGCAAATCCTCGGTTGTTGAAGAAAAGAAGACACCTATTGAATTTTTATTATTGTTCGTTACGAATATAACTGGGTCGTAAGCATTATCCGAAGAAACGTAAAATTCTGGGGAAAATTTTATTACACCATTTTCAGAATTTATGGATAAAAGCTGCGCCAAATCACCATCTACCCTTGAGTTTTCTCTTGAGAAAAGCATCTCCAAAGAATTATTTCTATTAATGAAAGAATAGAACTGAGAAAAGAACCTTTGGTCTGTTATTCTGGATATTACGAAAAGATTAACCAAATCAGATGTATCCCCATAACTCGTCGCACCTATTTTGTCCAACGTGTACATTTTTGAAGATAAATCAAAAGAAGTTTCTGATAGGTTTTTATTTTTCATACCCATATTCATTATAGTGGTGGGGTATAAAAGGTTTCTCTGGTTGTTTGAGTTTTGAGAAGACGATGCCCTTTTACCTATAAACTGTTTTGTTAATATGTTATACGGGCTACTTCTGTAATAGAAGTTATTTGTCTTATCATCAAAGAAAATCAATTCTTTACAGAAATCTGGTTCGTTTGGTTGATTGTTGGAATTATAAGTAGTATTGACTTGAATAGGGAAAGCATATAGGGAACCATTAACCCAGTTATTACTAAAAGTCTGTGATAAAACACCCCGGCAAATACCATAGAAAAACCTGAAACGGTATCCCCATTCTGCGAATGATTTTATATCTTTTGGTAAATCTAATATGGGTCTGGACATGAAAACATAACACCCGTTTTCTATTGAATCTTCGTCTTGACAATTTTCTTTTATACCAAAACTTGTCCCATTGCCACTATAACATTTAAGGCCGACCATATTTGTACAATCAAAAGTATTAAGGGCTTCATATGCAATAGTATCTTCAAAATCTGGGTTATATGTATTAGAACCCAAACCATAAGATTCTACTACAATTTGGTTGGAATCGGCGTTTATTGTATATGTGTTAAACCCTAAATTTTGCTGCAACAAAGAAGCGTTGGTATCCCAAGAAAAACCATCCAAATAATCCGAAGAAGGTAATCTATCAGTCCTAATCACATTTAATAACCTATTGTTTATAGGCATCGGGTTGGATTCAAAAAAAGACTTAAACGTTGGGCTATAATATAAAACTTCTGTGTTTGAAGGTGTATTGTTTCCATTTGATTCCGTTCCATAATAATAACCACAACCTGATAAATCTTCAGAACCGTCGTAATTTATTTCATTTGGTAAATTATTATAAAATCTATTGTTTATCTTTGATACGACACTTTTAATTCCACCAATTTCAACCGGCTCGGCTTTGTACTGGAAAGCATTCCCGTAAGATAAAGAACCATAATATCCAATATTGCTGGTCGTGTGTGCAGAAAAAGATGTTCCGGGAGTGAAAAAATAAGAAGGATAAAATACGCTGCTCTGATTACCAAACATTTGGATAGAATAACCATCTGATATTTTTTGGACTGGTATGTTTAATCTGGTCTCTGCTGTGATTACTATATCATCATGCCCATTTTTACCGAAAATCCTACCGAGACCATACTCATTTACAAATTTTGGGGAATATGGGTCAACCCCTCTTTGTAGAATGGTTATATATTGGCCTTTGAAACTATCGAATAAATCTGAATTGTTGAAAGGGTTTTCTTCTGCTTTACCCCAAGAAAAAATATTATCCTTTGTGTTTAAAAATACATTGCTACCAGCACTCAGTATTTTGGGTAAAGTATCCCCACCGCCGGTTAAATCCCATATCTTAGTTGCATCCGATATTGTAATCGCGCTAATAACTTGATAGTATTCAATATCAGAAGGAAATTTATAATTTGTGGTTTGCGATTCGTTGTACACTAAATATGAAACAGAAGCGTCTTCATTTTGAGATGTTGCATAATTTACGTTTAAAGTATTGTAACCAGAAATCATCGTATTTCCAGTTAACCCATTTATAACTTCTCCAGATTTTGTCGTTTGTACTGCTAAAAAATTAACATCTTGAGAGTTATCTGGATTTACAAATGTCAACAAAGTGCCACTTTCCAATTTATCTTGTAACAATATAGTTACAGTATTGTCGTAGTGTTGTTTACCGGAGTTGGAAGGTTTATTAAAAGTTACCCTTATCCTGTTTATACCATCAAAGAACTTTTTCCTCGTATTGAAAATATTTATCCGTTCAGCCAAAGGTAAATCAAAAGAATAACCAAAAACCTTTTTGTTGTCACTCAATAATCTATATTCTTTACTTTCAGTACTTTTGTAAGTAGCAACAGATTTTTTATCATCTTTTCTGCCCGCCAAACTTTCCGATACTATTCTAGATATAGTTTCATCATCATCTATTTCACCAGAACTTGATAAAATTGAAAGGATATTATCGTAATATAAAGAATTGTCAGATAATTGAGTTAATAAGGATGAAGTTAAAACACCATTTTCATCTTCTATTGTTTGTGATTCACAATCACACGCTTGACAATCCGGGTATGTTATCATAGGAAGTTTAAACCTTCCAAATTTTTTGGGTCTTAAAGCACCCAAACTTAAAACAGACAATACAGGTCTGGTTAAAAAATTCCAAAGGAAAGCTATTGCGTGGTATGAAATTAATATAGAAACCCCAAACATCTGGAATATTTGGAATAAAATTGAAAATATAAAATATACCAAATCAAAATTTCTAACTCCATCGTTTACCGGAAATTTATTTACCGTTGGTGTACACGAATCATCGTCTATTTCTTTTATACCAATAAACCTACCTCTGGAAGAACCGTTTTTGTAGTTATCAATTAAACCAGAAACTGTATAAACCCTATTATATTCAAATTCATAAAAAGTATCCTCGCAATTGACCGCCGAATTGTAATCGGTGTATCCCGTCCAGTCAAGGCCAAAATAATAAGAACCTGAAATATTCTCCCATTCCAAAGAGTCTTTAGGGAAATAGTTAGGGTCGTTTGTATTGTTTGTCCAATATTCTCTTACGTTAGGAACCAAAAAATAAGCCCTGCGAACTTGCTCTGTTAAAGAGTTTGGTTGCTCCCACTTTATTTTGAACCTATATTTACCTTTTGTGGGTATGCCTCTTTTCGGGTCGTTTGTAACCACTCTTTCACCATACTCATTTGTTGTTATATATTCTAAATTCATAGGTAGTTCAACCACCCAAGAACCGTCACCGTCTATTACCGTTCCAGAGTTATTAATCCTATATTCCTCCAATATGGGTCTGCCTTCGTTATCTTCATTTATTGTTTGACGAATAGACAATATTTGTCCGGGTCCGGTTTCCAAATTGCACAAATTGCCCATATCGTCTTTTGGTTTGCAATTTTTCCTAACCCTATATTTGTCGCCAGTAGAAAAAATACTACCTATGAAAATTGATGTGGGTTGTATATCCACATTTGCATCTTCCCTCAAATCAAAATCAACCCTATTTATGGATACATCACAAACTTCTTCCTGACCCCATAATGGGCTAACATCTATGCTTTTCTGTAAAGATATTATTTGAGGTAATTCATTTAGATTTGTTGAACTATTGAACCTATTCCCAACCAACTGGGATTCATTAGCCAAACCCATTCTTATCAAATCGTTTGGCGTCAATGAAAATTCGCCAATATCGGATAAGTCTATATCCACAAAAACTGTTTGTGGCCCCACAGGTACGCCAAATATCATGTAGTCGCCACTATCATTTGTCTTTACTGTGTATTTGTAATATTTTTCATATATCTCATATAGAGTTTCATCTTTTAAAACATCATCCCTACTCGGGAAAGTACCAGTCGGTATATGACCTTTATATGATTCTACATATGGTAATAGATTGTATCTATACCCATCTTCATTTGTGCTGTTAGTTGATGTGTATGGATATAATGTAGATATTACGGGGTTTGATTTATCCTCTTCGCTTATGGGTACAAAAACAGATACTTTTACATTTGAAAGCCCATATCCATTGTTGGCAGTAATCCTACCGACAATAACACCATAATCAGAACAGTTTCTAGTGTATATATCGTCTTGCGTTATCTTCAAAGATAATATCTCTAAAAAATCAAAATCCTGAGAAAATTTAATATTTATTTGTTTGTTTAAACCAACGTCGGTTTTTATCCTAAAGGAATCGGCCATTTTTTTTAACCATAAATAGATTAAAAAATATTAAATAGATTTTTTATATAAAAACAACCGAAAAAACAACCATATTCAGTGGTTGGTTAGTTCAATGATATTTAACCAAAAGAAACATTTTGAAAATTCTTAACCCTTACCCGAATATCTTTTTCTGGGAACCTTATTTGATATATTTGAGAAGGTTCAGCAAAGACTGTATCATCAACCGGGGCTATAACCCTTGTGTTATTATCAACATAAGCCATGGAACTTTCAGATGAAGAATACTGCCCACCAACTTCATTTATAATTGTGAAACCAGCAACAGTTATCACACCATTCAAATTCTGGACGGCACTTCTTATTTCAGAAACATATATATTTTGACCCAAATTCATATTTTGAGGGTTGAAGTATTGTGATATGGTGTTTATAATCGAAGATATTACCTGACCAGAATTTTGATTACTTTCTATTACAACAGATATATCTATGCTAACATCAATAACTTGAGCGGATAATATGCTGATATAATCATTTATCATCCTATAATTTGAAAGATAATTTGCTATATTGTCTTTTAATGTCTGGGAAACAACGGAAGACAATCTTCCTGTGGTATCATAAGATAAAATTTGAATGTTAATTTTATTATCATTTTCAACTATTGCCACTTTTGCGGGAGCGCCAAATTGTGCTGGCATATTCCTTAGTATTGCCTCATAATCCCTTATTGTTACTGCCCTTTTTTGCGCTGCAAAATTAAAAGACACAAAATTTCTGACTTCTTCTATGGAAGGGGGGTTTGCACCTCCTACCGCTGCCGTTACGTTATTACATCTAAGAGATGAGATAACAGACGAATTCACCACATCAGATGGTCCACTAACATTAAAATTGACCGTGCCAACTTGATTTATTACATTTGTCCCCAAGTTACTTGCAAGTCCACCGCCTATCCTGTATTGTATGAACAAAGTGGAGTTGGGTGTTAATGCAGAACCCAAAGAAAAATTATTCAAATAGTTTTGCATGGTAAGCCTTGCAAGACCAAGTGTGAAATTGTTTAATTGTTCTATGGAACTATTTGTACCACCGCCAAAAGTTATTTTTTTGAAACCCTCTGGTGTATACTCAGTAACAAACCTATTTGGCGTCTGTAAATATTTTCCAACTTTAATTCCGGGTTGGTCAGATACCTTTGTGGGGTCTTCAATAAACACCCTATCTTCTGCCAGCGAATCCACCTCATACCATCTATTCTCACTTCCCAGAAATTCCAATGCGTTAGGAGTTGTTGTATAGTTTGTCCCGCTTTTGAGTAAAACACTGGTAATACCTAAAACATTCTTTTCAGGTAAAAACAAATCTAAAAATGGCCTAACATCAGAAGGTGTTATAACCCTCTTGAATACTTTTGTTATACCGTTTACGACCAATTCCCTTTTAGTAATTGTGTAATTTACCAGAACACCGTTAGAATTAAAATTAGGTATTTTAAGTCTATTTGGATAACCTTGGGAATTATATGGTGACGCAAAATCTATATCGTATATTGTTTCAAATACCACACCAGCGCCGCTGACTTGTGCGCCCCTTATTATTTTACCCAAATATCTTTCATCTTCTTTATCCCCTTGCGCAGGTACAGTTATAGAAAAATCAACCAAAGATACTGACGGTCTTTGCCCGGGTATCTTTAAACCATATGTTCTGGCAATGTTATATATGGAAGACCTTTGCTGGGCAAACTGTAAAACCGTTTCTTGTAAACTTCTGTCAATGTGATAATTAAGGTTATCGGCAATAGCGGCATTCAAATCCAAGAATACAGAAAATAACGAAGCGTCGTTAAAGTCTTGTATTAAATCTGGATAATAAACCTTTACATAATTTATTAATTCAGCTCTTATTGCTTCGTAATCCCTAACTGTATATGATAGTTGCGACATTTAAAAATTTTATGATAAATATTTAAGGTAAATGAAATTATAGGTTTATAATTATAAAATCAGATTGATTGAAAACGTTATTTGTTATTGAATAATCTATCCTAACCTTAGCAGTATATTCTGTTGTGCCTTTTCCCGGAGACCTATATATCTTACTTCTTGAATCTTCTTCATAATTTTCTTCCGAAGATGTTGGTATTGAACTTGTTTCATTTCCGTATGGTTCAACTGTAATATCATTTATGAGTATATTCGGCATATATTTTTGAACAGAATCCCTTATGTCCGATTCTATTGCAGAAAATGTAATCCCGTCATATGGTTCAAATATGAACTCATAAATCCTTGTCCCAAAATCCGGTAAATAATAACGAGAACCCTTTCTGGTTAATATTAGATGTAATAAATCGGCGCGTATCTCCTCTGTGAAAGTTTCTGTCATCCTGAGATAACTGCCCTTTAAACTATCCCTGAATGGAAAATCTATTCCATATGTTGAACCATTAGCCAATTTTGTTTTTTAAATAAATATTTGAGTTATTGCTTTAATTAGTATTTAAATTTTCCTTTTAATTTTGGGTACATTTCATTTAATTCTTCTTCCGAATATTTTGCTAATCCCGAATTTCTTATCTGAATGTCTCTTTTAACTTCCAAGTTTTCTGGTAGTGATTCAATTTTTTCACAATTATGTAAAACCAACCACCCCCTAACTATTTGAAGATTTCCAAGGCTTACTAATGAGGTACAATCACGTAAATTTAAAGTACCACCAACTGTTTGAAGGTTTCCGAGGCTTGTTAAGGAGGTGCAATTTTCTAAATTCAAATCCCTCCCAACACTTTCAAGTTTTCCAAGGCTTGTTAAAGAGGTACATTTTGCTAAATTCAAACTCCCCCCAACTGATTGAAGATTTTCAAGGCTGGTTAAGGAGATGCAGCCAAATAAACTTAAATACCCCTCAACTTTTTTAAGATTTCCAAGGCTTATTAAGGAGGTGCATTTAAATAAATTCAACTCCCCCCCAACTGTTTGAAGATTTCCAAGGGTTTTAATTGGCAATTCGCTTAAATCCAATTCTCCAACCGAACCATTCTTTATATAATCTTCAATAATTTGATATAACTTGAATTGATATTTTTCATCTCTTTCCTTTTTATCCCTTATTGGTTTAATATTTTGAAAATCAATAACATCAAGATATGATTTTAATATATTTAAATCCATAACGGATTCATTATGTTTTGTTGTCCCTTCAACTGGATAACCGTTTATTATTGGAACGTCATCACTATCCATTTTTTCCCCATAAACGGATAATGCAAAAACCTCAAAATCATCTTCATTTGACCTATTAAACTTAATTGCCAACCTTTTCAATCTATTTTTCATCTCTGGCGATATTGCCCTTATTAAATAAAAGGTTACATTATGTTTATAATAATAATCGTCAAAATGTTTTGGCGTTTTATAAGCAATGCAATAAGGGGTTTCAAGACCTTCACCTTCGGAGCATTGCTTCCAACCAAACTTTGACATGCTCAACTTTCTTGCTGCCTCATGTGAATGTGGGACATATATAATCACATCCCCATCATCTCTAATAACGTCATAATCTGATTGCCATTCTTTTTTGCTTATTGCGCTTCCGGTCTGGTTAAGAATATTAACATCATCAATAAGTTCATTAAATGTTTTATATTGATTAATGTCCTTATATTTTGTTTTTCCTTTTGTTGCGAACACATGAAATTCCTCAATGATGTTTTTCATTTGCGGAATGTTCTTATAACCATTCACATATGCCTTTAAGAGAAAATCGAAATATTTTCTTGTTTCATTATTTAATATATTCTTAATCTTGTCAAATTCTTCTTGACTTAACAATCCTTTTCTTATGTAAGGATGTTCTTTTTGTTCGATTAATATATTTGATAATTCCCTAAATTGATTTTCGGTTATTAATATTTCCATTAAAGTAAGAAATTTTATTATAAATAGTTTATATAACAAAATGGGGGATTAAAAACCCCCCATTCATGAATCTAAAACCTTCGTTTGTTTCTGCCTCGCCACACGTGTGGTAGGACATTCGGTTCTGGAAGCCCCCAGAACCCATATCCTTTCTCTCTGGCGTTGTTTTGCAAACTTTCCAAGTAAATCCTCTCATCTTCCGACATGTTCTCGTCTCGCCAAAACCAAGCCCATCCTTTGGATATTAAAAACTCAGTCATTGAAACGCCGTTTAGATAAACTTTTGCAACAGTCCTGTCAAAAATATCTACAGACAACGAGTCAATCCTGACTATTTTACCTTTCAACATAGCCCGGACAGAATCTGCAATAAGCCTACCGTATGGTTGGTCTTTGCTGATTCTGTTTGAAATAACTTCAGGACAATCAACACCGTAAACCCGAATCCATTTTTTTGAAATTAATCCGTCAATCAAAACTTTGTAACTGTCTCCATCATGTACCGCAAAAACTTTAGCGTTTGGTTCTAAACTGTCATATGGTATAAATACGTTCTGACCATACAAGCCAAAACAAAAAAAAGAAAAAACAATAAATAAATTCTTCATGTCAATTTTTTTAAATCTTCAATAATTTTTTGATATTCTTCCTTACTCGATAATCCAACTTTTCGCATAATTTCCTGATTATCTTTTTCAAAAATCACAGTAGGTAATGAACGAATGTTATATGAAATAGCTTCGTCATAGTCTTCATCAACATCTCTGGTAGTTAATTCAAGTCCCGGATTTGATTCAAACAAATCCTTCAGTATTGGTTTTAATGCACGGCATGGGCCGCACCAAGAAGCAGAAAAAACTTTCAATTTTAACATATTATTCACAATTTACACATTCCAAAATATTTCTCGCAAAAGCCTGAGCCGAATTTTGAGAGTATTGATAATATAAAGTCTTTACACCCTCTTCATGTGCATAAAGATACAGTTGGTTTATATCTTTGGCTGAAATGCTGGGGTGAATCATTAAATTCAAACTTTGTGATTGGTCAATATACTTCTGTCTTTGAGCGGCTTGTAATACAATTTCTTTTGGGGAAATCTCCAAAAATGTCTTAAAGACTTCTTTGGTTGGAAAATCAAGATGTTGCACCGAGCCGTCCTTAACCATAATGCTATCCCAAGTCTGTTCATTATTTAAACCATATTTTTCAAGTTCGCCCAAAAGATATGGGTTTTTATAAATTGTCCTGATTTTAGCCAAATCTTTTACAAAATAGTTAGACTTCATCGGTTCTATACCCATGCTAACTTGACCCAATATAAAGGATGAAGACTTAGTGGGGGCAATTGCTATAAGTGTTGTATTAGCATATCCCGGTCGTATACAAGCGTATTTAGATGGGTTGCTTTCATATAGAGCCATTGAAGTATTTTCAGAACGCTCCCTAATCGTTTTGAAAATATGGTTATTATAATATTTCGCTTTCAATGATTCAAAAGGTATCAATTTAGACTGCAAGAATGAATGATAACCCAAAACCCCAAGTCCGATTGCCCTATGGTTCTTAGCAAAATTATTGGCTCTTTCCATTCCATGCAAACCGTTTGATTTAACTATAAACTCATCCATTACAGCATTTAGAAATTGAATGTACGTTTCAACCGCATCCGTGTTTTCTATTTCATCCCAATGTAATAAATTTATTGACCCAATGCAACACACAAATGAATTTTCATGGTCAGTGGGTAACATTATTTCAGAGCAGTTAAAAGTTTTAAGACCATTAGATACAAATATATGTTCATCGTTAAAAACCGTGGGGCAGTATACTGGTTCATTATCTAATTTTTCAATATACCAAACCCTAGTCCTGCTTTCTGATTCTTCCTTGTTTTTTATGTTTTCAACATCGATTTGCCTATGACATAAAATATGAGTTTTTTCATCAATCAAAGATAAATCTTTTTTTGTGTTAAAAACCAATCTATACCAAGATAAATTGGCTCTTTTTTCGGGTTTATCTTGTTGTTCAACATGTTCCAAACTACAAGATAAACCTAAATTTGTAAACAAAATTTGAAGTTCAGCCAAAAAATCTCTGTGTGTATCCAGATAATAAAGTTCCAAATAATCGGTATCTACACCGGATACAATACCATGCGCACCAAATAAACCGTTTAGGTAAGACCATACTGTTAGTTCGGTAGAAATCCAAATCCAAGAAGGTATTTCTGGCTTTTCTGTATCCAAAGCAATGGGCGCTTGTATACAATCCATTCTTCTTAATCTAATCTTAGATTGATATGAGCCAAGTAAAAATGCCTCTTCGGACATATTCAAATCACCAAACAAACCTTTCTGTGTTTGGGTTGCGACATAATCCCCAATTTTTAAATCTTTAGCCTCTACCCTTTGTATGCCTTTTTCTGTATCATTGATAACAGCAATGCCGTGATTTGGAGAAACTTTTTGGGTCATGCCATTCGCATACGTTATTTTTAAAATTTCAGAATTGCTATCTCTTAATAACATAGGCGAAGCCATAACCTTCTCTTGGCCGTTGAATAAAACCAATTCATTACATTCTGTTTCCAGCTCTTTAACAGTCAAATAACCTTTAGAAGTGAGAACCCTTTGGTCAGCCGTTAGACAAAGATTAGAAGCTGTGATTTCCATGTCAAGGTCTTTGTAAGGGGTGTTGTTGTTGGCATTGTCCTTAAACAAAATATAAGGAAAACCAATCTCGCTTCTCCTTTGGATTACCTTTGCCCATATCTTTCTTTTTTCAGTATCACCGTTTTTCATTTCTTGCAACCACTGGTCAGAAACGCTAACCCCATATTGCAAGTTTTGTATGGGGTTTCCTTCGGTTGCAATATTCAAAAATTCATCAATGTCTTTATGTTCCAATGGTAGATAAACAGCACAAGCCCCCCTTCTGGCTTCGCTTTGTTTACAAACGTCTACAACGGTGTCGTAAAGCATGGCATAATGAACTGGGCCGTCAGCGTGTCCTCCGGTTGAAATGGCAGTGCCTCTTGGTCTTAAATTACCCAAATAAGCAGAAGTACCACCACCATATTTTGACATTAAACCAATTTCTCTGGCCGTATCCAATATCCCATTCATGGTATCAGGAACATTTGAACCATAACAGGATATAGGCAAACCTTTGTTTTTTCCAAAGTTTATCCATACCGGAGTAGATAGGCTGTAATAGCCTTTCGCCATATAGGTTTCAAACTTTTCGGCAAAACCCTCAATCCCAAGGTATTCTTCAGCTTTAGTGGCAATCTCTTTTATCCTATCTTCTGCGCTTTCGCTTATGTAACCTCTGGATAAAAAAGTTCTGGCTTCGTCGTTGAGCCAGTAATAATTGTTGTATGGTTGGTTCATATTTAAATAATTTAGTTAAAACAAATCATCTTCAGTAATGGGCTTTTGTTTTTTTGTATAATCAACCTGTCTTTTGTAAAAGAAATCCCCTTCTTTTGTTGATGTGGTTTCCAATTCAAACCACTTGGTTTTCTCCAGTTCTTTTTCATCCACATCGAAAGCAGGATTCATACCAATTCTTTTTAGTGAATTGTTAAAACGACCCATTATGAAATGTTGAATCGTTTTCTTTGGTAGGAAATCCAACTCGCCCTTTTCAAAAATCCAATCCAATATTTTACACTCAGCTTCGTATGCTTTCTTAGACGCCGAATATATTAAATTTTCAAATTCATCGTCAAACCAATCTGGATTCTCTCGCTTTATAATATTGATTATCTCGGAGCCAAAATTTCCGTGGATATCTTCTTCTTTCGATGTTGCTTCAACAACGTTTGAAATGCCTTTGAAAAGATTTTTCTCCTTATTAAAAGACATCATAATGAGAAACTGAGAAAACAGTGAAACGTGTTCGATAAACAAAGAGAAAAGTAGAATAGACTTGGTGTACATTTTATCATCAGAACTCCTTGTCCCATCCAAATATTTTGTGAGGTATGATATTCTACCCTTTATTGCTGGTATTTCAATAACTGTTTGAAATTCATCTTCCAAACCTAATAACCTCAATAACCTCGCATAAGCGTCTTTATGACGAACTTCACTGTTTCCAGAAATAAAGGTGGTGTCATTATATCTCGTGACAATAGCACCACTATCAACATTTATACAATAAACTTTACCGCTATAAGGTAAAAATTCTTTATTTATTTTGGAGTTATTTGTCTCTAAATGTTTTAGTATAGAAACTAAAAATCCGTCATTGTCATAAGTAATATTACATTCAAAACCTGCCGATACTGCTACCGCTTGAACCCTGTTGGCACAACTCTTACGCTTTGTGGAATATATTGTTTCATTGTCAATAACAGAGTTAGACCAGAATGACAATTCGTTAACAAAACCTTCGCACCAACCATGAGACTTATTAGATAGCCTTACCCAATCAAAACTTCCATAATCAAAATAATCCCCACCTAAATTTATCTCATATAAAATTTTATCATTACCTTCTACAGGATATTCTTTATATGATATATTTGAATTTAAAAGTATTTCAACTAACCTTCTTTTTTTAAAATCATTTTCAAGGGTAATTTCATAAATGTGGTCATTTTTATTTAAACCCTTCTGCAATTTTTCTTCTGTTTTGTAGTATTTCGGTACACCATATAAATTAATGACTATCTTTAGTCTATCCATCCAAGACAGTTCATTTAAACCATTAAAATTATACAGTTTGGAAATTTTTGGGATATTAGATTCCGAAACAGAAGATATGTCTTTTGCTAAAATTACCGATACGTTACCATTACTATCTTGATATATAATCCTATGATTAGGAGTTACTATAGCATCTAATTTATTGTTACTAAATCTAATCATATCACCCTCATAATCGTCAACTATAACTTTATTTACTTTGGTAAGGGATAATTGTTTAGATTCTATATCATACTGCACAACATCATCACCAACATTAATGTCTCTAAAGTCAACCCACCCTTTAGGCGTTAATACCTCAGTGCCCTCAACATGACATTCGGCAAAAGTCATACCAACATCTCCGATTTCAGTAATAGGCATTCTCTTATACATATCCGCCCAAAAAGTTTTTACATTTACCTCAACCTGAGCAATTGCCAACATCGCCCTTTTAATCACCTCTCTTTCCTCTTCTGTTACTTTAACTTTAAAGTCATTTATGTCTGTGGTAAAATTATACTCAGTATCAATCCAATAGGAATGTCTGATTGCTTCTTTATATTGTAATAATTCTGGATAATCATAGGGTAAGATATTAACCCTTGGTTTAAAAAGACCTTTTTTCATAATTTTATAATTTTTTGATTAAAAAAATTGCCCCCAAAATAATATGGGGGCAATATAAATATTGTCGAGACAAAAAAAATTATATATATTCAGCTTCCATCTCACCGGCTTTTTTTAGGAGTGCTTTAATCCTTTCTTGCTTATCCTCTTCTTTGTGTTCTTTATGGCCAAGGAAAGTTGTGTGTGATTTTGTATCAATCTTCAACATCTCATTATCATACAAGCAGTTTTCAAAAACAATTCCGTCGGGACCTAACCTTGATTTTGTAATTGCCATTGTAGCCAATTTGCTTTCTTTTTGTTGCATTGTCTTAGCAACAGTAATGATAACGTGAGCAATCGCAATTTTCTTGACCGAACCACCAACTTTATCGTTCGTTACAATTTCGGCAGAAATTGAATCTCTGGAACCCTGCGTTGCAACCCAACCAGCAACATTAAACTCAGAACACATGGCCTCAAATTTACGCATAATAGAAGCCTCGTCTTTCCATTCGTTACCAGAAGTATTGTGAGGTAAAACACAGTCAACGTAATCCAATATAATAACATCAATTTTAATCCCATCTGCAATGATACGTTTTATCATATCCCTGATTTGTAGCATGTTAACCGATTCGGAAGGAAGTTTTTCCAAAATCAAACGGTTTTTTCGGTTTTGATTAAACCTTTCAACCATTTCTTTGACCTCATGCTTTCGCTCCCCAAATTCGCTGGAACTAATTTCAGTCCACAAAGTAAAATGTTTTCTTTGAATAACTTTAATATTATCCTCAAAGAAAATTTGAAGAACGTTGTAACCTTTATTATAGGCGTGATTTGCAACTTTAGTGGTGAAAGTGGTTTTGCCTATACCCGGAGGCGCAAAAATAAGTCCAACCTCGCCCCTTCCAAGACCGCCTCCAAGTTTTTCATCTATGCCAGAAATTCCAGTTGGGATGGGGTCTCTATAATCATCCTCTAAAACATCGTCCAAATTTGAAGCGACATCTACAAAGTCATGCGTTTTTTCACCTACCCGCAAAGCATCTTGAATGATTGTTGATACTTTATCATACGATAAAAAATCCCCCTCATCAATTATCTTGCTGGAACGTTCTATTGCATTTTGTAAGGCTTGTTGCTTGCAGAATTTAGTAACCAAATCTTGTACATACAAAGAATCCTCAATATCTACTTCCCGTATTTTATACAACATGTCTTCCATGACATTTTGAATAAAAGGCTCGTTCAACTCCGTCTTTATCAACTGTTTTAAAGTTTCAAAATTTGGAGTGGTTTCGTATTTTTTGTAGTATTCCTTTATAAGCGTCAAGAAAAGTTTGAAATACCTGTTGTCAAAGTATTTCTCATCCATAGACAATATAATAGATGATGCAAACGGTTTGTCGCTTATTATCTGATTAAAAATTTTTATCTGGTATGTTTCACCAAGATAACTCAAATCTTTTTTGTTCGACATTTTTTTTGTTTTTAATTAACCAACAAATCGTAACCAAGATATTCAAAGGTAAATTCTTTTTGCTTGGACAACAAATCAAAAAGTTCTTCTTTGATATCCCTCATATACGGCCTAATATCCAAAGAATATCTAATCGCGGGTGGGAAATTTTGAGCATCAATCCGGCGATGACCAATAACCGTGTCCTTATGTTTAACATATATGTCAAAAAATTCATCTACCTTATTAGTCTTAAAAAAATCTGGGTTTTTTTCAATCCCATAACTTCTTTCACACATAAAATCAGATGATTCATTTATTAAGCGACGCTCCATCCAACTTGCCAAATAGTTCATGTACTCAGTCCATTCAAGTGAATATTTGGCCTGTGGGTTATATTTGCTTAGTGTAAATATACGTTCAATGATAATTTTGTCATTCAACGTTACAAGAAATGTAATGTTCGTGTTTGCACTTTTCTTTTCCATTTTAAAATCTTTTTTCTTTTCTAATAAGTTTCGTAAAAGGTCTTATGTAATCGACCCAATTATTGTCGATTTTTGGTAAAAATTTAAAAAAACCGTCCTCGTTCATTAATCTGATTAAATTTTTGTAACCCCTGTCCGTTGGGTCAATAGATTCTTCATACACACATAATACTTCTTTTTTAGCCTGTTCTGTAATAATAGGATTCTTCAAATCAACGATTCTTTTTACAATGTCATAAAATTGTTTAGGTTCTATGCCAGAATCGTTATTCCCTTCAATTAAGTTAATAATAGATTTTTCATTTTTTTGTTCAAGAATTTTTTTTGAATTAATAAATACGTCTTCCAATGAATATTCAATTTTGTCAACGTTTGGGCAAACTTTAAGAAATGTTTTATCACCGAAACCTTTTATACCACTGATATTATCTGATTTGTCACCAACTAATATTTTGTATATTAAAATGTTTTTATGATGAACATTCAATTCTTTAAAGTTAATCGTGTCATTGTTTTTAATATACCTCTTTTTGTCGGGCAAATATAAGGAAACATTTTCAGATATTAACTGAGATAAATCCCTATCGCCCGAAAAAATAGTTATTTTTTCCTCTTTTGATATTGAACAGTAATAAGAAATCATATCGTCAGCTTCAACATTTTCAACAACACACTGACGAATAAAACATTCTTCCAAATATTGCATTACACGCAATTTTTGGTATTCGTATGATTGCTCATCAAAATAATCGGGTTTTTTACCCCTATTTTCTTTATATTTAGGAAAAACTTCTTTTCGGCTATTAGCACTATCTTTACCATCCCAAAAAACAACAACCCTATCATGGTTGTTTTCAACTAAGAATAATCTCAATGTGTTTATGAAATGGAATATGCCACCGACGTGGTTATTGTTATGGTAATAATCTTTTGCGCCATGGTAGCCAATAGCGAAAAGATTATTACCATCAACCAATAATGGTTTTTTAGTCACAAAATAATAGTTGGATTGTTAATCAAACATATTTTCATCAGAATCTTCAGAATCATCAGGGAAAACATTGGAATAATCCGATACATCATCAGAAATTTTAGCAATATTTTCAATGTAATCAGTACTATCGGTTAAGGTAATTTCACCATCTCCTTCAAGTATTTCTTTCCAGTAACTGGAGTATTTTTTCTTGTATTCCTCCAAAGATTTGGTACTATCCTCAATATAGCCATGAGGGGTAACAATAACTTTCCCATCTTGGAATTGCATACCGTTAACATGGTTTTTGATTACACTAATTTTTGTTCGGATTGCAAAAACCACCTTTCTGGCATTCTTAGTTGCAGAAATTTGACTGATACCAGATTTTTTTTGTTTACCAAAAAGAAATACAAGAGCTGAAGCCAGCCACATAGCCTCACCGCCTTTCGCTTTAATTTCAGGTGGGTCGTAGATATTATCTCCGGTAGCAACCCATGGTTGATTGATAACCAACAATGTATTGTAGTATGGATAATCGGCTTTTTTTGAAGCGGTTATTCTTCCTGATAAACCTTTGCCAATTTTATCTGCCAAAACCCTCGCATCGTGCATACTACCGCCAGCACCTTCAAAACTCATTTTGCAAGGTATGCTACCAACCGAATCCCAACAGAATAAAAGGCTATAAGGAAGATTACCCTTTTCCTGCTCAGTTATCAATTTATTTATGAAATCTGTAACCTCTTCAATGTAGCGGAAACTATCGTTAAATATAAAATGGCCATCCCAACTGCCATCCTCTCTCTTTGTGGCCTCCAAGCCTAAATTTGTGGCGTATTTCCAACTCCATTTTTTCTCTGTGATAATAAAAACAGGAAGGTGTCCAATCGATTGGGCATTTTTTGCTGCCAAAATCATGGCTGTGGTTTTGGAACTATTACTATGTCCCAAGTTCATGTTTATATGTCCCATGATTGGGCCGGGAACACCACAGGCTTTGTGGAATATCTCACCACAAGAATAATACTCCTCTGGCTTGTAAATGGTACTTGAACTAAAGGTCTCTTTTATTTTAGCCAATTGGTCGGCTAATGTTTTTTTCTGTAAGGCCATTGTTATATGATTTGAAAAAATTGGGGGTTAATAACCCCCAATATGTTTATGAATTTATTTTAAAACGGTAAATCTTCGTCTGGTTCTTCGTCAACTTGCGGGTCTACATTCGCGGTTGCGGTATTATCACTTGTAGGTTGATTCAAAGTTTCTAAAGAAACATTTCCACCAAA